CAAATAAAAATAGAATTAAGAAAATACTCTTCATAGGTTCTCCTTTTATGTTCCAGAAATACAAAGCCCATTTTTTTTTTTTTTTCACGTTGTGACCGTTACGCCTGCTGTTCCGTCTGATGATTTATATCCTCCAGCCTGAAATACGTCGTCTGTCTGTAATAAATCCGCCGCTCCTCTGTAAAGATTAGTGTCTACTACGGAGCCTCCTCCAGCACCCCAAGAATTCTTACCTGATATTGAGACAACATATTTAGGATTTGTTTCGCGCGTTCCAGAAGCCGAAATAAAGGTTTGTAAAGCAGGGTTTGTGTCGGCAGTTCTTGTGACAATATACGCACCAGATGATATTTGAGAGTAAACATCAGCAGTCGCAGAGTATGTGAAAGTCCCTGTTACCGTCGGAGAAGCTGAGAACATTAAATTACTCGACGCTGTTCCGGTCGTTCCGGTTGCGGCGTTTAAGTAGTTAAGCTGTGTGCCGGTAGTTGTGACGGATGTCGCGCCAAGGGTGAACGGAGTTGGATACGTCAGTGTAGATGAAAACTTTCCAGTACCAGTAACATCGAAGGTCGTTGTCGGAGCCGTATTTCCAACGCCAAGTTTACCATCATAAGTAAAAACAAGTGGAGCAGTGTGATTGTAACCATCAGTATTCAAATTAAATGTTAAATTGTGCGTACCGCCGCCATAAGTTGCCCACGTTCCGTTTGTGCTATAAACCATTTCGCCATCAGTATAATTTTTTGGGGATTTTCCACGAAGACCCCAATATACATTTGTAGATTGATTTGGTACCGAGCAAACAATCCAATATGTTCCAGCAGATAAGGATGTCGGCGTGAATGAAAATTTATTTGAAGAATTTTGAGTTGGAGTTATCGCAGAAGTAAAATTTGCATCCACAAGAGTGCCAGAAGGCAAATTTGTCCCACCGTTTGTTTCTATCCTTACCGTAAATTGACCTGATGGCGATCCGGAAGACGATGCGAAAACCAAATCCACCGAAGACACAATCTTGGATTCATATAAAATAATTTTTTGAGCATATCTGTACTCGTTATTGCTAATATCACCAATATTCTGTGTCTCTGTATTACCAGTCTCAGCAAGATATGCAGAAGTAGAAGCAATATTATCATCGACCCTGAAAACATTCCCTGTTATTGCATCAGTCCGAACATGAAGTTTTGACGTTGGTGCCACTATCCCAATACCAACCCTATTATTTGTGGAATCGACGCTCAAGATGGCGTTTGCGTCCTTATCTGCAACATTCCAAACATTCACGCCGTCAACTGCCGGAGCAATCGTTGCATCTTGCCAGTTGATTCCGCCCATGAGGATCGGCTTAGATATGTTTACGTTGTCCCAATTAATAGACGATGACGCTATTGGAGTCGTCAGTGCCGTAGATTGGGCAGATGTGAGGTGATAGTACTCGCCAGCCGTTCCGCCTTGCAAAGATGATAGGTCATTGTGTATCGTGACTGCCGCTTGATTGAATATAGATGTTGATACGTTCTCAATGGCATACGCTGCGTTCTCCGACTTCCTAACAATGATGCGGCCGCAAAGAACATAGAAATTCGAAATTTGCTCTGGCAGAGCCGGCAAAGTTGATGCTTCGGCTTGTGCTAATGTATAATCACCTGATCCAAGGACGATGTCGATTTCGTTGCCTACCAAGTTTCTGAATACCCAATTTACAGCATATCTGCCAGCCGTAAGTGTAACTAAATCTGTTCCGTTGTCGTACTGTGTATTATTATAATTCGTCGCAGCAGCTTCGACCCATCCACCTGAGCTGTGATACCAGATATGAGAAGTTACGCCTACGCCGCCTTGAACAACGGCATTGAGTGTCTTTCTTGATAGACCGAACCAAGCAAACCCTGAACCTACGTTTACCACCCTCGTCCCGGACTCCGATAGCCCTAACCCAGATTCAGGTTCAATGCCAAAACGGCCCCTAATCCTCATCACCCTATCAAAGTTACGGATCGCAGCAGAACGACCAAGGTATTGATAAGAGAGTTGATATTCAATGTTCCCTCCGCTTGTATAAACTCTCGCAACAGGTAAGGCATCAGAGTTGTTCAATACATCTCTATCTGTCGTCGCCGCATAAATAGGGCTTCCAGAATTATACGAGACATAAATATAATTTGTGCTGTTATCTGTTACTACTAGTTCTAGATTCTCTGGAACAGTCTTTCTGATAAGCCGTCCATTATCCCACGTTGCATCAGAGCGGATTAAACAGTCAGCCGATGTAATACTTATAGCCGTTCCAGTCGCATCAGAGATTGTCGGGTCTGATAGCATCCCTTCGTTATAATTTATATTCTCGGCATATACATCAGAATCTACGTCAACGAACTTCGATGTATCTGTCAAATATACGGAATCAGTAGCAATAGTCCACCCAGATATATCGTTAACATTCTGAATTACCGTAGGGTCATCCCAATTTAATCCAGAGGATAGCGTAGCCGTCCCATCTCCGTTGTCTGTCAATGAGCCATTGCTAACCTTAAGTTGGTATGGGTAAGTGTCGGTGTTCCCATCTATAGTCCGTATATTAAGGACTGGATTAACAACGCCGTCAGCAAAGCAGAAAGATAAAGCCATCAACGTGATTAAGAGTGCGAATGTCGCAATAAGTCCATTCTTCATGTTGTCCACGCCTTAATTATTCTATGAATCCATCTTGTTCTTGATTTGAGCTTAATTAATAGCTTTCTATAAGATAATGTGCTATTATTGTCTAGATTGGAGGTACACATGGGCATTCTGCTTATTATCATAGGAATCATTATGTTACTTATTGGTGATTATTACAGCTCCTGTTCCAACTGAGCCAAGGCCGAGAACCTTTAACGCCCAACCAACTTTTTTCTGCATGTCAGCCCTTGTCGCCTGATAATCCTCAACAATCCCTTTCTTAACAACAAGGTCATCAACCGTATCTTGGAGTTCTTTCGTTACGTTTACTTTCTTAGCACCAAGTCCTCGTATTGTTGATGTAACGTCGCCTATTCCAGATGTTAGTTCATTTCCTTGCTCAAGCACGTTAAGTAGCTTTTCTTGTCCGGCCAATAGGTCTTTTCTTGCAGTCGATTCAGCGACCTTCGCAAGCAATGACGAGCCAGCTCCTTCCTGATACTCTGAATATGGCTTAAATATACGGCCCAATTCTTTTCTGGCCTGTGCTATAGGCTTATATTGACCATTTAATGTTTTTAATGCTTCAGCAACTTCAGGGGCAACCTTATTCTCTAAGAAACTTCCATAATGTTCTTTCGTTATCATCCCTACAACATCTTCTGGCATAACACGGCTTCCGCTTTTAAACGCACCAGAAGTTTTCTTCATAGCTTCCCTGAACACAGCATTGACTTCTTTAAATGGAACGACTTCCATTGACTTGTCAATGACGGCCTCTCCGACCTGTTCCTGCATTTGATACTTATTCTTTAGGTCGGATAGCTTCTTATACACAGACCCAATATCCAACTGGTGATTCTTCGCATCAGCCTGAATATTATCAATAAGCTCGTTTAACTGTTGCCTATTTACAGGTGCCGAATCATCTGCAAACTGTGCAATCTCATCTAGTCTCTTTCCATATTCAGTAGACGCATTTCTGAAGAATGATGGTAGCTTTGAATGCACAACAGATGCTTGCTTCTCAGCCTCAGTAAATATCTCATCATCAATGCTTTTCTTAAACGATGCCAACTTGTCTTTTGTCTTAGTTACGGCCTCACCGATATGGTCTGCAAGCCTAGACATTGGGACTTTCATGCCCTCTGCCGTTTTTCCATATAAGTCCCTCATATTTGTCAATGTCTTCCCCATATTGACATAGCTATTTGCGGCCTGATACAGGGGCGTTTTTGCTATAAGATTACCTGCGACCTTCATTCCAGCACCGACAGGGACAATCATACCAGCACCAGACGCCATCATCTTCTCTTGCTCTGTTAAATTTTTTCCTTCAAATATGTTCGTCCCGCCTTCAACAAGATTAAATGGGTTTAATGAACCAGTTGGCTTCCCACCTGTAGATAACTGAGAAACGATACCCGGAATCCCCAATAATGCTTCGCTTCCAGCCTTTCCTGCTGTTTGCCATGTCTTCGTTGCAGCTGTTCCTATATTTTCACCGGCTCTTGCGGCTGATTGTTTAATTGCTGTAAGATGCGGATTCTTAGCTTCACTCTCGAGCCTCGATTGTTCAGCCTTCTGCTTCTCAAGAGCCACACGACCTTCTTCTTCAGATGAAAACATTCTCTGTGGCTTTTCTGTTCCAATCTTAGAGAAGATGTCATTAAGCTCATCTTCCGTCGGAGGAGTATCGCCTGTAAGCCTAAGTGTTCTTCCTGTATTAGGGTCTGTTACCTTATATGTAGGCATTATTCTACCTCAATCTGGAATCTACCTATTTGCTTTTGCGTCCCGACGCTTTCAGTATTCGTATTTGTCTCTCTCTCAGCGCTTCCGTCAGGAAGAGTAACTCCAAAAGCGTCAAGAATCCCTTGTATATCTTCTCGAGACTTGAGATGCTTTATTCCTTCTGGGCTTGCTCCGGCCAATGCGAACTCTATAAACTGTCTTGTTGCTTCAATTCTTTCTGCGTCTGTCAGCCCTGACTTTTCTACCGTGTCAATAGCACCTTTCTGCTCAGACTCAGACAAGTTCCCGACTTCTCCAAACGCTCTTATCATTGTTATCGCCATCGGTCGGATGTTCTTCTGAAGTGCAATTAGCTTAGGGTTATCAGTAAGACCCATCCTCGCGGCAAATGTAGATGCCTTACCTGCAATTCTTTGCTCAAGTGGAGTTCTATCTCCTGTTGGTAAAGCGTCTTTAAATTGCTTATTAAGTATTGCAAGTCTCTTAACAGCACCCGCCAATTTATCAGATGTCTCTATGTTCTTCCCTATTGCTTTACCCTGTGCTTCAGAATAAGAACGCTCCTTAATCTGGTCAGGTGTCATAACAGCTTTATATGTCTTACTTCCAAACGGGACGCTTGCTTTCTGCTCGACTTCTCCTGTTATAGGATTAAATGCGTATACTCCGACATCTCCACTCCTACTAGCTTTCAGAGGACTAAGGCTTGCCTCCCCCTTACTAGATAATGTAGCACCTAGTTCTTTTGCTTTATCCGTGAATGTTGTTATGCTTTTCTTGGGTGGCATCGGAATCTTATACGCATCATGTATACTCTGGAGGAATTTAACCTTTGATTCTTCGTCCGTGTCAGGAGCAATGTTAAAATTCACCATGCTTCCGTTCTTCTTTCCGAACTCAGAAATAGACTTCATCAATTCATCGGAAGTAAATGGAACATCCTCCTCCTTGACAATGCCGAACTGCTTTAGGAAGTTATGGGCAATCTCTTGTTGCTTTCTTTGTCCCTGTAACGATGACTCTTGCTCTGCCCTGAGCAACATCTTCTTTTCTTCAACAGGGTCTTTATAAGCCTCAAGTCCAGACGCTAATGTTGCTCCAAATTCACCTGCCATATGTCCTCCTATCCAAAAAGACTTGAACCTAATTGCCCAGAACTTCCGCCTCCACTTGCCAATGATTCTATAGCACTAGCACCTTGATTTATAGCCGATGTTCTTTGCCCACGTCCGGCCTGTATCTGTGCGTAGGCATCACCAAGCCTCGCCATCTGTGGTGCTACCTGTGTCGGCAACACACCTAATGCTTGCCCTGCCTGTCTAGCCATAGCATTCTGGCCATACCCTTGCTGTTGATTATAAAGATTTGATATGTTTGCTAGATTTGAAGCTCCTGTACTCTGTATTGTATCTGCCATGCCTGCCGCTCTAGTTAATGCGTCGGCTCTATATGCCATCCTGTTCTGTGCGTCCTGAATGGCAAGGTCAACACCTGCCCTTCCCATGTTCTCGATATTCAGACCAGATTGCAATAGTCCACGCTTCTGCATGGATGCGTTAATATAGTCCTCTGCCGCCTGAAGCTGTGGAGACAATGTGCTTTCATACGTCGCATAAGGATTCTTTAAGTCGGCCATTGTCGTGCTATATAACTCTTTACCAATATCTCCAGTTTGCCGATAATATTGTTCTTCCGGAGAGGAATATCCACTAGGAGCTTCAGAAAGACCCTGCTGATATTGCATAATCTGTTTGATTATACTCCCAAGGTCAAAAGAGCCTTGATACTGCTTGCTCTCGCTATCAGTCATCTTTCCTGCGTCGTATGCCTGACCTGTGATATTCTGGATGGACTGCTCCGCACCCTTCCTAGCACCACCGCCTTGGCTCAGATTTATTGCACTGTTAACAATGTCACCTAAGAACCCCATGTATCACCTTCCTTTATAAAGTGCGTTTCCAAATGAAAACAGTGCAGTATGGATTCAGGATGCTATGTGCCTGACCTCCGCCGGTTTCTGCCGTAGAGCTAACAGTATTTTGATTTGAAGTTCCGTTGCTGGTTATTACATAATTTCCGCCAGCTAGGTTGGTTGCCAGCTCGCCTTTTTCGACGTGGCTATGGGCCGGCATTTCATCAACTGTCATCGTATGCGTCTTAGCTCCGCCAGTTTCTTCTGGTGTGTCGAAGTCAGTATCAGTAGACTTCTGACCAATAAGCATCTGACCTTCTGCAATTCTGACCCATGTTCCGAATCCAAATAACGTCGCAGGATTTGTGTCAACGACGCTGATATAAACAGAGCCGATAGGATAAATCTTTGACATTGCATTATCGGATAAATCGTCACCGACGATGCTATCTGTCATCTCAAGAAAAGAATAGTTTATAGCCGTACCTGCCCAGACGCCTGATGTAATTGTACCTAATTGTGTAATATCGGTATGGGTATGGCTGTTATATTTTGTCTGAATTTCATTATTGTTTGCGTTGTAATACGACGAAGAGATAACATCGTTAGCTACAGCCGGATTTGGAACAGTAATTGAGTTGCTCGGCGTAGCGTAAGCAAAGCTAACCGATAACAGTAATGAAAGTATGGATGAAAGGATAACTCTTCTCATATATCTCCTATGAACCGAAAGCGATTAAGTCGTAAATAAATGTTGTCATGTCGTCGCCAGTGTTATGGGCAATAGTTATCGATACGTCATATGCTGTACCATCACTAAGTGCCGACACATCTACAGTCAGGCTTCTCCATCTCGGAGTATCATCATTCGTTGTATTAACTGTTCCGGTCGCAGAACCAACGGCCGCCTTTATATAACTTTGAACTCCTCCAGCAGAATTCTCCTCGCAATAGAAATATATTGTCACCGTGGAAACACCAGCTGACTTTATAAACTTTGTTGTGAATAGACTGCTTGAATATGTCATCGAATCAGTTGTGACTCCAGCGATGTAATATGCTGTCTGAGCCGCACCAGACGCAACAACTGATGGAGCCGCTCCAGTTGTAGTTCCACCGCCACCATGCCATTGAAACAGAACATTGCTATAGCCACTTGGGGAAACAGTACCCCAACTCGCATTCGTTCCATTCGTTGTTAGGAACTTGCCACTATTTGAAGTCTGGCTCGGAAGCAATGCATCAATCGCCGCCTGTGCCGTTGCCTGCCCCGTTCCACCGTTGGCTATCGGCAAAGCTCCGGCTCCAGATGGGGTTGATGATAAACTTGTCAAAGCCGCTCCGCTGACTTTGCCTGCTGATGTGACGCTTACAATGTCTCCATCAACGATGCTATTCGTCAGATTCAGTTTACTGTACGCTATGGCCGCTGACGTGCTAACATCGGCATTCTTTATCTGTCCCAATAAGTTCAGCTTGCTATAAGATATGCTTGCAGACGGTGATATATTTGTGTCTGTGATAACAGAGGCCGCTATCGTATCAACACCTCCTTGCAAGTATGTGTACAATGCCGTCTCGTTGGTGTTGACCTGAGAAGCCGCAATGACTTGACCTGATTCATATGTATAAGCCCTTGTCGGAGCAGAGGCATAACATATGGCTTGAGCAAATATCGTGGCGTGTAAGGCAAATGTGAGGGCTATTTTTTTCATATTTTCCCTAAATATCCGTTAAATTGATGCCTTTCCATGAATTACCGTTTGGGCTTGAGACATTTATCATCAGGCTGAAAGTCGAGCCGTCTTTATAAAGAATCATATCGCCATAGTTCCCAAGTCTTGAACCGCTAGGATTTACCGTTGTGACATCGAGGCGATTAAGCCTGTTCCTAAGAGTCCTCAAATATTCATACGTTGACTTGTCCTCTATCTTTGGTGGCTCAGGAGTAACGTAGCCCATCGAAAGAAAGCACAAAACTATGACAAGGTAGAATCTTTTCATATACGATCTGTAGGCTCTATAAACGTCTCATACCCAAGAACAGTAAACCCTTCGTTTACTTCATCGTTTGAGAATTTGAACTGGAATATATCGACACCCTTATTTATTTCCTGACGGTCAACGATGAGCCGTTGGCCTGTCCATGTATCTACGTCCCATCTTGCAACGTCCCACAATGAACCACTCTGCGATAAGTTGACGACATACTCAGTTCCGGTTGTCTCATAGTCGCTCTTGGCCTCAATAACGAGATTGTCTGGATTAGCTGTCTCAGATAAGCAATACGTCTTTAGGAGCCTGATATATTTATCGCCCAAGGCAGAAGCAGAATATCTGAACCACTTTGTCTGATAATATGCACTTATAGCCGATGTGGCGACGTTCCCATCATAATATGATGTCGATGGATATTGATGGATATACCCGTCGTAGTCGCCAAAAACAAGAGCATACTTTCCTGAGCTTGTCTCTGCTACTGTCCATGCACTTGCATTGATTCCATCGAATTTTGTCCAAGCATTATGTGCTGTATCAAACATGAGAACAGTATCGTTAGTTCCGCTACCTGCCTCTGACGCCGCAACGTAGAAATCGTTATCGACATATTTGTATGTGCTAAATCCAAGTCCGAGCATCTTATTGGCTCTTGTAAAGTTCAGGCCACCTATCGTATTCCGTATTTTTTGAGATATGAATTTGACTGTATATGAACCATCGTAAACGGCAAGGTCGCCTTGTGCTGTTGAGAAGTAAATAAGATTATTGACGATTGCGATAGATTGCTGTGATGATGTTCCTATATTGTCTACTGTCTTTTCGAGCTGAAAGCTGTCCCTGTCTGAGCCTGAAAGCCTCCAAATGCTTTTCTCCTTGAATATGTACAGGCTATCGTAACACGACACTAACGCAGTTATTCTTGTGCCATCATTCGTATTGACATCAAAGAAATCCGTAACAGTCCACGTATCAATATATCCGAGATTGCTGAAATACACTCTTGATGGATAGTCATTGTCGCCAGATACAAATAATATGTTCTTATGGAAACTATTTATTGTTCCAACTGGAAGATTTGCGTCGCCGGATAATTGGTAGACGGAACCAGTCGCCGCCCAAGCGAAAGGTTGCTTCTGGACTGTCGCATCAAGCGTGATGATAACTTGGTCATTCGCAACGCTTAATTTTGCGAGGTTTCCATCAGAATATCCGCTAGGAAGAATTCCTGTAACATCGACCCAAGGTGCGTCTGTTAGTTCGGTCGATGAATCATACTGCTTATAGAACGCTTTTGCCTGACCTGAATAATTGGCTGTTCCGAATAGATACTTATTCCCATCACTCTTCTTAAAGAAAATAAGACCTGTTATCGGGCCAGTTGCCGCCTTGTATACAGTAGATGTCGATACCGGAAGTGTCGTATACCCATATCGTTTTTTTATGGCCCCCCCAGTATCAAAGACAATATTCTGAATTGCTGTTGCTTCATTATCAGCTATTTCTGACGACGAAACAGAATCGTTCAGCCCTCCCCAATTCTGAAAATACGAATACTTACTCCACATCACTTCGGCATTAGCGGAAGTGGCTGTGAAAAACAACGATATTGATAAGATTAATGCTCTAATCATATTGAACTATACCGTCTATCAAATGAGCTTCGCTCAAGCCCATCATTAACATTCCCGCCATACTTATCAATCGACTTCTTTTTGTAGATTCTATTTGCGACGAATGAGCCGACCTTTAACTTCATCATCTCAAGACCGTTGAGGAACATTGCCTCAGCCGTCTGCTGACCTTTCGTAACGTCGCCTTTCTGCAACAACATCATTGACAGCCCACCATAAACAAGAATCCAATCCCAATGCGTCGGCATGTCTGGATTGTCATAATCATTAACGAGAAGGTCTGGAATCCGATAGTATCTGTAATATATGATCCTTGATGCGTCAGGTATCTGGTAAAGCTGAACAATTAAGTTGCGAAGCTCTATTTGATAAGTTGTAGCAACGGCTACTGATGCCAGCGTTTCGTATGTCGTTATGCTTGTATCGCTATTGACTGACTTGACTGTGTAGGCGTTACTACCGACGATGATTCTGCTCATTCTTCCAAGACCGTCAACAGATAACCAAGATG